CGGTACGCTACGAGAACATTGAGAAGCGGTTGGAGTCTGGGGCTAAGAATTTTGACAAGTTAGAAAAATTAATCTACGGGCTTTACGTCATTGTTCTAGGGTCGGTATTGATACCGATACTTTTAACTATGGGGTAGAGCATGATTTTAGAGGCAGTCGCAGCAGTCAGCGCAGCTTGCAAAGCCCTAGAAATGGCTGCCGGGGCGGCTTCAAATATAGAGGTTTTGGGCGCTTACATAGGCCGGCTAGGAAGTGCAGAATATGATCTGCAACGAGCCAAAAATAGTAAAACTTTAAGTGAATCTGAAGCGATGAAAATCGTGATGGCAGAAGAGACATTAAGGCAGTCTAGAGAAAATATCAAAGAAGTCTTTCTAATGACTAATCGCATGGATCTCTGGACGGACATGATGAAAAAAATGGCGGAGGCTAGAAAGAATCGCCAAGCTTTTATCAAAGCAGAAGCTGCTAGGAAAAAGAAGTTTAGAAAAGAATTGAGGCAGTACGCGATGATCTTTGTGGTCGTGATTGTCCTAGTCCCCGCCACCGTCGGGGGCTTGCTCGCATGGCTGACTAACAGATGATCATGGCGTTTTTGCTGGTTGTCATCATTGATGGTGAACCTTTGAAAGAAGAATTCTATTTTCGGGATGTGACCCGCTGTAATGAGTTCGCCTACTTCGTTGAATCTGGCGCAGTTACTATTGGCAAGCAGCGACGTTACCAGAGCAACATAAGCGCGTACTGCATCCCCAAGAAAATACGGGCTACGACGAAAACATGGGATTGACATGGCAGCTAAAAAACTAGAAGAAAAATCTCGCTACGCCCAATTTGATCTTGACGGTGACGGAACTGTTTCTGACCAAGAAATTCAGCGTAGTCAGGAGATGATTGATCTTGAGTTGCGTGAGGAAAAAGCCGACAGCCAGCGCCGAATGGCGTGGGTATCTCTTTGCAGCATGGTGGTTTATTCACTTTTACCGTTGCTGCCGATCATACCAGAGTCTCGACTGTCTACGCTCGCCTCCCTCAGCGATATGCTGTTCTTGAGTCAGGCTTCTATTGTTGGTCTTTATTTTGGTGCCACAGCTTACATGGCTAAGAAATAATGTGGCAGGCTGCTCTGGGCCTGAGCATCGCACTAGCTTTGACAGGCGGAGCATTTAAACTCTACGCAGACAAAACCGAAGCCGAAAAAGAAGCAATGGCCTCGCAACTACGCCAAGCCGCTGACAATCAACTTGTCTTGGAAACAAACATTACCTCTCTAAACACCCAAATTATTGAGTCTGAGCAACGACAACAACGTGTTCTTGATCGGGTAAATGAGCTTCAGCTTCAAAACGACAAGGCTCAGGTTGAGGTGGCCTCTATCAGAAAAAAGTTCGCAAGGCACAATTTAGATGCACTCAGCTTGAGGAAGCCCAAGCTAATCGAGAAGATAATCAACAAAGGCACATCGGAGGTTTTAAATGATCTGGAAAATATTACCAGTCTTAATCCTTAGTGGTTGTGGCCTGATTGGGTCAAAGCCTTATGTACCAGAAACCAAAGCTGTAGAGGTTGTCACGGTAGTTCAACCAGCAGCGGTATACCATCCTGCACTACCAAACCCCATAAGCACCTCGCCAGTCGAGTGGACGGTTTTGACTCCAGACACCATGCAGGAGTACCTAAATGACTTAAATGAGGGTAACGCGCCGACCAATGCTTTCTATGGACTTTCTACAAAAGGTTATGAGAATCTTTCGACAACGATGTCAGAGATTAAACGCTATATCAGACAACTACAAAACATTATACAATATTACAAATCCTTGGACAAAGAGGTTGTTGAAGATGCGAGTGATTAGCAACGAGGGCATAGCCCTAATTAAAAAATTTGAGGGGTGCGAATTAGAGTCGTATCGCTGCTCAGCCGATGTGCCAACACTAGGTTATGGACACACCCGTGGCGTTTCAGACGGCGACACCTGCACCCAGCAAGAAGCTGACAATATGCTTGCGGATGACCTGCAAGAGTTTGAGCAATACGTCAACGACTTGGTTAATGCAGATTTAAGTCAAAATCAATTTGATGCGTTAGTGGCTTGGACGTACAACCTAGGGCCAACCAACTTAAAAGCATCAACGCTGTTGAAGCGTTTAAACGAAGACGATATTGCCGATGTTCCACATCAAATTAAGCGTTGGAACAAGGCTGGCGGTAAGGTCTTAGATGGCCTAATTCGCAGGCGTGAGGCCGAGGCTTTACTTTTCCAAGGAGAGCCTTGGGAAAATGTCTAAGCCATCGCTAAAAGACTTTGAGATCCTGAGCGAAAAGGATCAGAACGAGGCGCTTGCACTGCTGTCTCGATTCGATCAGATGGACAAACAAGAAATTTGCCAGAACGACTTTATTGAGTTCGTAAAGCATATGTGGCCTGAGTGTATCTTAGGCCGTCACCACAAAATTATTGGCGAGAAGTTCAACAAGATTGCCCAAGGCAAGCTCAAGCGGTTGATTGTTTGCCTTCCGCCAAGACATTCTAAGTCTGAGTTTGCAAGCACCTACTTCCCTGCGTGGATGATGGGCCGCAAGGGTGACACCAAGATTATCCAGAGCACTCACACGGGCGAGCTGGCAATTCGCTTTGGTCGAAAGGTTAGAAACCTAATCGACTCGGACGATTATTCTCACATTTTTCCTGACCTACAACTTGAGGCTGACAACAAGTCGGCTGGTCGCTGGACTACAAATCAGGGCGGAGAAAGTTTCTACGCAGGTGTCGGCGGTGCTATCACGGGACGTGGCGCTGACCTTCTAATCATTGATGACCCTCACTCGGAGCAAGACGCGCTGTCGCCTACTTCTATGGATGCGGCTTACGAGTGGTACACATCTGGCCCCAGACAGCGTTTACAGCCGGGCGGGATAATCATTATTGTAATGACGCGATGGTCGGTCAAAGACTTAGTTGGCAAGGTGCTCAGAAAGCAGGGAGACGAACACGCAGACCAGTGGGAGGTTGTAGAATTTCCCGCAATTATGCCAGATTCAGATACACCACTCTGGCCTGAGTTCTGGAAGAAAGAAGAGCTATTGGGTGTTAAGGCATCGCTGCCAGTGAGCAAGTGGAACGCGCAATGGATGCAGAACCCCACCGCTGAGGCTGGCTCTATCGTGAAACGCGAGTGGTGGCGCAAGTGGGACGAGGACTTTGTGCCTGCATACACTTACATAATTCAGTCATACGACACAGCGTTTTCTAAAAAAGAAACCGCCGACTACTCGGCTATCACTACTTGGGCAATTTTTCAGCCGCCCAATACCGATACAGATCAAATTATTTTATTGGACGCAAAGCGCGTCAGGCTAGACTTTCCAGAGCTAAAACGATTAGCTTATGAAGAGTACAAATACTGGGAGCCAGACTGCGTTTTGATTGAAGCCAAGGCATCTGGCACACCTTTGACCCAAGAGCTTAGGCGTATGGGTATTCCAGTCACAGCCTATACACCAAGCAGAGGCCAAGATAAGATTGCGCGTATGAACAGTGTAGCGCCGATTTTTGAGTCGGGCATGGTCTGGGCGCCAGATGAAACATTTGCTGAAGAAGTTATTGAAGAAATGGCAAGCTTTCCCTTTGGTGAAAATGACGATTACTGCGACTCCAGTACGATGGCGCTTATGCGTTTTAGGCAAGGTGGATTTTTAGCTCTCAGCAACGATTACCCCGAAGAGGCTGAGTTTTTGAGACGTGACAGACAGGTATACTACTAATGGCAATTGAGAAACGCGGCTTAGGCACAGAAGACAATCCAGACGTGATGCCTATGGGCAGTGCTATGGAAGTTGAGCCAGAAATGACTCGAAACGATGAAATCCGTAACGCGGCACAAATCTTGGTCACTGAAGAAGACATCTTAATTGATGACGAGATTGACGCCCCTGAGCCAGAAGAATCGCAGATTGATTTTAATGCCAACCTTGTTGAATTTATATCTGACAGCGACCTCAGCAAACTTGCAAGTGACGTGATTGATTCAGTTAAGACCGATAAAGAAAGTCGTTCTGATTGGGAAAAGACCTACACCGACGGTTTAAAATATCTGGGCATGAAGTTTGACGAGACAAGAAGCCAGCCGTTTGCAGGCGCTTCTGGCGTTGTTCACCCCATACTGGCTGAGTCTGTCACCCAGTTCCAAGCTCAGGCTTACAAAGAATTACTGCCAGCCAAAGGCCCAGTTAAGACTGAAATTATTGGCGCTCGCAGCCCAGAATTAGAGATGCAGGCTGACCGTGTATCGCAATTCATGAATTATTACATCATGAACATCATGCAAGAATACGATCCAGAAATGGATATGTTGCTGTTTTATTTGCCTATTGCTGGCTCTGCGTTTAAGAAAGTTTATTTTGATACAGCTCAAAGCCGAGCCATGAGCAAGTTTATTGCTCCAGAAGATTTGATTGTACCCTACGAAGCATCTGACCTTAGCAGCGCCGAGCGAGTTACTCATGTTTTAAACATGAGCCGTAACGAAATCAAGAAGCAACAACTCAGTGGGTTTTACTCTGATGTTGAGCTAAAGGGTGGTGGTGTAAACGTCAGTCGTAGCGAAGTAGAACAAGAAATAGATGAGATTGAAGGGGTTGAGCCTTC